ACAATAGTAACGCCCATGTACTCAAGAGTATCAGAGAGTGCGTTCATGCCAGTTCTGTAACCAGCACCAAGACCACCAGCGTCAGCAACGCCACCGAACATTGGTTGCATGCTGTTAGGTGTAGTGTTTCCAGTACCAATAGCAGCCGCAGTTCGAGCAATACCAAGCGCACGGATGTCTTGGAAAGCCTGAGGAGTTACGGATGCATAGACACCTTCAGTAGGTCCATCCATTTCCTGTAGCCTAATCATATAACGCTCAAGATATTCTAGGAATAGTAGAGCAGCGTTAGTACGAGTAGTGTTAGTGGTGTTAGGACCAGTGTGACCAAGGTAGTTAAAGACTGAATTGGCTTCAAGATCATAAGTTGATGCATCACTATAGTCAGCAGTCTGAACAATCCCGTTAGCACTAGAGGTAGCCATGTTACCACCCTTAGACATCGCAGGGCTACGTGCATTCATGAAAGCACCCTGAGCAATTAGACATGCAATCTGCTTGTCTCTAGCGTTAGCAAGAGAAAGACCAGCCTGTCGTGCTAGCTCAGAACGATACTCCCACTGAGTGAGTAGTAGCGAGATGTCATCAAGCTCAAAGTGCGAGGCCATTGGTCTCGAATCGAGCGAGATGTCGAACCACTCAGGTGAGCTGATGTCGCTAGAGCCTACAAGCTCTTCGCCAGCCTTCCACTGAGCCTTCATACCAACGGTGCCAGTGATTGGGAATCGCATGGTAGTACCTGAGGTAATAGACTTAGTAGTAACTAGTGGTTCAAAGATGTTGTATTGGTCATAAGCGTTTAGAATCTCGCCAGACCAAATAGGAAGCCAGTAATCAGCTGTCCCGTCTTGCTTGACGGTAGCACCGCCAATAGTGTTTGCAGATGTAGTACCGGGGGCTTGACCGCCAGTAATCCAACCGTCTCCATTTACATTTAATGGATAAGCTTCATTAGCCATTGAATAATCTCCTTAATTAAGATAATTTAAATAAAATAATTAAGCTCATGATTATCCTAGTCCCTTTCTCTAGGGATTATTAGGGTCAATTAAACTTGTAACCATGCTGAGAAGAAATAATAATTCTTTGCTCAACGGCTTGACGAAAGGCAATGTCGGTACGATACCGAGGGTCAGAAATAGCTGCCTTCATTTCTGCTTCCGAATTAAAAGCTTGTGCTTCTACTCCGGGGCGAGAAATTTGTCCTGCCTGCATGGCATTGGGGGATGAAACAGTAGGTTCAGGTTGAGGTGCCTGAGCAGGTGGGTTAGCCGCATCGAATCTAGCTTTTAATCCAAACAATACAGACTGACTTGCTTCAGTTTGCATTGCCCGATTAGCAGCTTCAATCTCTGCTTGTGGCAAGTTGTCTCCAGCCCACTTCAAAATCCTTTTTAGATTGTCCGAACCGCCAACAACCGCAGCGGATTGATCAAACGTCTGCTTACGCATAGCTTGTCTACCTCTTACCATCTGCTCCACAACAATCGGATCCGCATTCAAACGCTTTGCAACTTCCTGTTTGGTAGCCTCAGAGAGGTCACCTTGAGCATCAATCTCTGCTCCCCACTTCACCCAATCTTCTTGGCTAACGCCTGCTTCGTATGTAGGTTCTGTTGGTTTGCTGATTTCTAACTCATCAGGCATGTTACTTACGTCTTCAACGACCGGCTGTTTTGGTTCAGGGGCTGGTTGCTCTTGAGCCTTCGGGTCATAATTAGGATTTGAAACTCCTGTTTCATTATAATTCTTTTTTAACTCAGCAATTTCTTGCCGAGACTTTGTGTATTCACTTTGTGCAGACTTCAAGGAATTAAACCAATCGTCTACATTTTTAAAGTTAGATGGGATAGTCTCCCCTTGTTCTTTAACATAACGTTGGAAAGCCTGCCGTTCCTGTGTAACTTGTGGGGTTTCCGTAGGCTCAGCAGGCATCACAATGTCATGTCCTACCTGAGTCCCCTCTGGAGATTGTTCAGGTGTTTGATTTGGGTCCATTTGGTTTATTCTCCTTAGCAATAGTTCGCTTCTTCATTTTGCGAGTTGCTTTTTTCTTGAAGTCTGGGGTAAGTCCGGTGTTAGCCCTGACATACTCCTTGTTATTGTTAGATTTTTTCACTTCTTCTGTCCGGGTTTCTTAACACTTCTAACGGGAGTCTTTGGGGGACCACCTTTAACGCTAGAAACCTTTTTGTTTTTAGGGCCGTTCTTCTTAGGAGGTCTGCCCTTTTTTGATCCGTAAGTTCCTGGTCCGCTTGGCATTATTTTCTACCTTTCCTAGCCGCTGGGCTACCTTTTGATCCTACTGGGTGTGAGCCACGAGACATTGCTTTAGATCTCTTAGCTCCTTTGCGAGGCTTTGTTTCTCTGGTTGCCTTAACGCGGCTTGCACCAGTGCTTCTGCTTCCATATGCCATGTAATTATCCTTTCGCTTTTGGAGGTGTAGATTTATAGGGATGATCACTTGGCAAGTTGCCAGTCAGCCCATATTTATGGGCAAAATGCCCTTCAATTTTGTTTCTAAGTGAGTCAGAATTATAAGTTTTAAATACAATCACTTCATAAATAGTACCTGTAAACCCACTAGCTACACTAGTGCTGTTAACCATGCCACCTATATTTAAGATACGACCACCGGCAATATTATTTAATGTACCAATGGCACCATTAACAATGTTTGTACCATTAACACATGTTCTAACTCCTGAACCTGATACTGGACCCCAAACTATAAAGTCATTGCCGTCAGGTGCAGTTGCATTAGGATTGTCTGTATTTTGATTTCCCCAATCACACCTATATAATTCAGGATCAACATTATCTTTTGTTCTAAGATTCCAGTCATTACTTCCACCAGCACCACCATTACCAGCATTTGTACCAACAATTAGATTGTTGTTTGAGTTCTCATCAGCACCATAATTAACCATAGCCGCAATAAGAAGACCATTTTCTGATACATCTACAGTTGAATCATAAGTTCCGATGTCTGGGTCGTTGTCATTTGGATCATGATAAAGAACTTCGCTGTTTGCAAACGTCATTCCTTTAAAACCATTTAAAGAAATAGTAGATAAAGCAGGTTGATCGCCGTTGTCTGTATTATATACATCAATTTTCTTACCTGTCTTGTCTTCAGCTACTGCTACCTTATCATCTACTACATAAAGAGCTTCAGGCCCATACCAAAGATCAAGACTAGCTTCATGAGCAGGGTTCCAATTGTTTTCATGTGCGCTCCAAGATAACTCATGATCTTCTGGGATTACATAGCCTCTTAATTCAAGAATACTTTCTCTTTCAAGAAGAAGTTCTTCATAGTTAGCTCTCATTAATAATGTATTTTTGTTAGCCCTAAGAATTCCAGTCGCTGTATCTAACAACGCACGACGATCTCCAGATGCAAGATCTGCATCAAGGATAATATCTAGCGTGTGTAGTGGTTCTCCGATATGCATGGTTATTGTCCTCCCTGTCCAAACATTTGCATGGCTTGGTTAATAGCTTCAGGTGGGATATTAGCACCGCCTGTGTTTTCTATATCAGAACGAGCGGCCTGTCCTGCGGTAGATGCCATTTCTTGAGCTGCCATTTGCTGCATCTGCATCTGTTGTTGCTGTTGCATCATAGCTTGCTCTTCTTGTTTAACTTCTTCTTCTGACTTGACCCATAACTTGGGATCAAATCCTAAGGATAAGACTACAGTACGACCATACTCGTCCCACTTAAACATTTTATTAGCCCACTCAGGTAAGTTACGAACCATTTCACCTAGCTGTAGCAGCTTAGTTAGGTCTGTTTCTCGGCTTAGTGCTTGCAGTCCTGTGATAATTTCAATACTAAGCAGCCCTTCTTCAGGATCAAACTGTTGTTTCATGCCCTCATCAATCTCTTGATTCTTAATCATTAAATAGATGGTTCGTTTAACTAGTGGTGTCATTAGATCTCTAGCAATAGCAGAGAATGTACCACCAAGAATAGTTTCCAGTTCGTTACCAATAGCTCTGACTGCTGTAGCTGTAACCCTATCACCAGTAGGCATAGCAGCTGACTGCATTAAGAAACCATTGCCTACTTCTCTTCTCATGATTTCTACTGAAGCCTGAGATGATTGGTTTTGTGGTTGCATTGTGCTACTGGGTGAGATAGTAAACACATCCTGCATTCTTGCAGCTACCCAGTCACCATTAGAAGCTTCTGATAAATCATCTAGCTCGGTCAGTCCAGCAGGATCTACACCCATAAAGAATGTAGAGCTAGCAGCCATGCCTTGCACCATAGATCTAGAGTATGCCTCTAGTGTAATGATGTCACCATACAAATCTTCTACGTGTGATCTACCATAGTCTTCATTAGCTACGCCTGTCCACTGCAATACAATGAATGGCGATGTCTCAAAGTAACCAGATTCAATTACCTCTTCATCACATTCTTTTTCCATAAACCATGAGCCATCATCCTCTTGGGTTAGTCTAATATATACGGTGTCATAACCATCTTGTTGGTCTTGACCATGTTTAAAGAATTGATTATCAACAGGTTCCTCATTAGGTTTACTTAAATACTCTACATAAATTAATTCTTTTACTTCGCCTTGAACAGAACGTCTAACAACAAACTGATCTAGTGGGATAACTCTAAAAGAAAAATCATTATCCATTACAATTAAAGCATTGCCAGTAACAATTAGATGTTGAAGGGCTAGATAAATAGCTTCTCTCATGTTCTTACCAAGAAGTTTTCTATAGATCTGATCACTCAACAATTCTAAGTACTCATGGATCTCAAGAGTTGGTGTCCTACCATTGCGTAAGCCAAGCTTAAAGAAAGCTGTATCATTAAGAGGAATCAAAGCACTTAAGATTTTAGAAGCTAGGCTTGTAACCCCTCGGCTTGCTACACTAGAGTACTGCTGAAATTGTGATTCCTTTTCATCATAGTTTTCTGGCATCAACAAAGTAGGAACGGTGATGGCAGCACAAGACCTAGCTTTATCAAGAAGAATATCTCTCTTGGTGTCTAGTGTTTCCCATCGTTCTTTAATATTTTTTTCAGGTACTCTACTCATTTACTACTCCAATTCCGTTCGGGGTGCGTAATCAGGAGATTTAATTTGAGGTGCTTCTAAGTTTAAATCTTTAAATAGATCGCCTTCTTGTTCTCCACCTTCTGCTTCTGCCATGATGCCTTGCTCTCGTAGCTCTTCTTGCTTCATAGCCTCAGCTCGTTCAAGCTCAGCAGTTCTCCTTCGTTCTAGTTCATCAAGTCGTTCTTGTTCTCTACGTTCTTCGGCTCTTAGTTCAGCTTCACGTACACCTTGCTGTTGCATTTCATACGTTTCTTGATTAAGAGTTCGTTGCATGTCCATCATTGCGGCGGCACTTGGTCCGCCTCCTCCGCCTTTACCCATTTTGAGCCTCCTTCCATTGTAGAATCTTTTGAATTACTTGTACTTGACCGAACAGAACCCCCCGATCCCATTCGTTTTTTTGTAGTACGTCCGGGTTTAGTTCCATTGGGAACGTTTTCTTTAGCTGGTTTATTAACTCTTGCGAGATCAGTAAGTTTGGTGATTGTTTCATTTAGTTCCTTCACAAGAGACAACGCATAATATAAATCTGTATCACGAGGAATCAATCCTTTGTCATACTTAAACATAATGTTTTTAAATCTAAGATCTTCCATTAAGTAATGGTCCCTTCTTCATCGAAGTCTTCATTAACTAAAACATCCATGTGAAAGTTGTTTAACTCAGGGTCAATCTCTAAACTTTCACACTTAAGTGTTAAGTTATCTAGAAAAATATTAACCATCGTCATGTTGTTAAATGCTAATTTAACTTTGGTTGTTTTAATATTCATTAAAGATACACATTCTTTTACTGCTTTATCCATATCATGTTCTGTATGTATTACATAAAAACTCATGCATATCTCCTAAGTAATTTCACAACCACCAGCTGAACAGCTAAGAGTGTGGGTGTGTTTTGTTTCATCTTCTAATTCGTATTTAGAAAGAAGATCCCAATCAACTTCCTTAGGCATTTCACAAACCATTGTAGCCCATGTCTCTTCATCAATGGCTTCAAACGGAGCCTGCTGATACACATGATCTTCCTTTGGAAGGAAAGAAATACCTGATACAATATCCCAGTTTTTCCAGACCCATTCACCAACACCTAAGAACTCATCATCTGTATAGCTAACAGTGATGCTAGGTTTATGATCACAATAATTGATTTGGAAATCCTTCCACCAATCTAAGTGGTCCATTGCACTAACATCATCTTGCGTTAGTGCATTTGCAGGTGAAGCAATAGGGAATGAAAACACTAAAGTATTTTCTGGTCGCATAACACATGGTTCCCACGGTACGCCAGCATCTTTCATAAGCTGACCAATAGGATCCTTTGTATCAAGACGAACTCTACGGATGTAAAACTCAGAGAATCGTGGGTGCATACCAGACGCAGAGCCAGCAACGCAGCTGGTTGTACCCTCTGGTTTGACACATGTAATGCTAGAGCTAGGATTAATACCAAGATACTCAGCCCACTCACGATTAGTATCATGAGCTACAGACTTCATCTCTTGTAGTATCTCTTCATTCCATAGTGCATGAGCATCCATGATACCTGTAATAGAGACACCTAATAGTCTTTCTTCATTACAATTATCACGGAACGTATAGTCTCCACGTTCTTCAAAGAATGTAAAGTTAGTTAGTGCAGATTGTAATGTACCTAGGACAGTAGCAAGGTGTGTCTTTTCTAAGATATCACTAACTCCATCTTCATTCTTAGCTACAATAGTAGACAAGTTACAGAACTGCTTAGACCGTAGAATAATTTCAGAGCATGGGTTAGTACCAAAGCTGTGTCCTTCAACCCTACGACCAGCAAGTCTAGCAATCTTTTCCATAGCCTCACGATTGCAGATACCTCGCTCACCTGAGTGTGAGTCGTAGAGTGCTGACCACTCTTGAATGTACTCACTAAAGCTGGGCTTTGTCTCATACACTGCGGAGTTATTAGCTAGGCTACGATGTCCTGCTGTGTCCCACCAAGCACCTGACTTGCACATTGCCATCTCTCTATCACCTAGATCACTAAGAGAAATCAATGCGGAGCGACGAACGCCACCACAAATAACAATCTCTGCAATCTGACAAACTAGATCATGTACCTCAAGAGACTTTAGCTTGCGTCCCTTGGCTTTGTAGAACATGTTGGCTGTGAATCTAATGAGTCGCTCAAGGGGTTCTGGACCAGAAGCTCTACCACCAAACGTTTTAAGTCTAGTCCCAGCAGGGCGAACACGGCTAGCATCAATAGTGCTGTGATAGCCACTGTAAAGTCCATGAATAAATTTATGAAACGCATCTGCCCATCCTGCTCTTGAGTCTTCAACAACAATAACGTCATCTGTTTTATTAATTTCTGCGGGGATCTCAGGAAGCTTGTTAACAAACTGTGCCTCACAAGAGAAGCCTACACCTGTGCCACACATAAGAATATACATAATGTTTCTAAAGTCAGAAGGTCTTTCGACCGAGACATAAGAACAGTTGTATGATGCTACATCATCTACATCTAGAGCTGGACCTGCTGTCATCAACGCTCGCATAGAACCAAACAATGTCCTGTTCTTCATAGCAACAGAGCATTTCTCTAGTTCCTCTAATCGTTTAGGACATGTGATATTAAGACGGGTGATTAGATAATTAATGTATCTATCCACTGCCTCTTCCCATGTTTCCCTTCGCCCCTTATCAGGCATCCACCTGCAATAGCGTGAAATCGCTACAAAATCTTGAAAAATCTTAGACATCATTCAACTCCTGTTGATCCAAAGCCGCCAGCTCCACGAGCAGTCTCTTGTAATTCTTCTACTACTTCAATCTTGGGAGAGAAATAAGGAATAATTAATAGCTGAGCTACACGCATACCATGATTAATAATAAAAGGGAAGTCATTATTGTTTTTAATAAGGACTCCAATCTCACCTCGATAATCACTATCAATAATACCAATAGTGTTTGCCAAGGTGATTCCTGCTTTACCAAGCCCACTTCTTGGGCATAGTAAACCGAAATGATCTTCAGGAATCTCGACTGCCATGCCTGTTTTGACCACCTCGTAGGTGTGTGGCTCTACAGTAAGCACACCATTAGTGTACGCACTCAGGTCAAGACCAGCTGCACCATCTGTGGCTGCATACGGAACAACAGCGTCTTCAAATAGTTTTTTAATTTTCAAATGACTCTCCAATTTTTGCTATATAGTAGGTTATTAGGCAGGTGACCACAATAAAATCTCTTTTGATTTCTTATTATAGTCACCAGCTCTTAGTATTCTTACGCATCTGGCTTGAGCTAGGGCAAAATCCTTGCGGTCCATATCAGGTCGCTTCTCTTCTGGCCTCTTGTCCCAGTCCTCATTCAGATACAAATTTAGAATGGTTTGATCCCATTCTTCTTTAGGTGTCTGCTCTAAAATTTTTTGTGCTTTTTTTGGGCCTACTTTCCATAGACCATAGATGTTATCAGTTGAATCACCAGACATCCATTGCTCATAAAAGAAAGCATCACCTTCTTCTTGGCTAATATACACAGGTTCTTCTTCCTTATCAGGATTAAGATGCCAGCCGGGAACTTGCCGTAAATCCTTATCAATAGTCACCCCGACAGCTTTGCCTGCCGATGTCATAATACCAATAAGATCATCTGCCTCTAGCCGATCAACACACTTAACTGGCATATCATTTTCTTCTCCTACTTCATAGATACTTTCAATAGTGTAGGCCAATGCATCAGGGACAACAGTAGAATCTCTATGTTGTTTGTACTTAGGCCAGAAGTCACGACGATAGTTCTTAGATCGAGGACAAGACATGGCAATGATTGTTTTATCTACACCATCAGGTGTCCACTGTTTAAAATCTGTTAGCAAACGATAAGGTATCTCTTCAATGCCTTCTGATTCTGCCCAGAAAGCAACACGATATGCTATGATGTCGCCATCAAGTATAGCAGTGGTTGGTTTATCCATTAGTCTGCTCCTTCTAAAAAGCTAGGATCATCATCGTCATCCTCTACAGGATAGTCAACATCAAGTTCTTCTTCTACACTATCTAAAGAATCTTCAATAGCTTCTAGCAGTTTTTTCATGTTGTCTTCTGTTTTGTTTTCATTAGAATCCATCATCATTTTATACATAAACTGTTCGTTTAAGTTCTCACCATCTTTATATAACTGAGTGATTGGATCTGTTGATGACTCAGAAGTACTGACCCAAGTAATAAATCTTTCCTTTACTACTTCTTGTAACTCTTCGATGCCGTGTCTATTTTCTACAAACTCATGAAACAATTCAGTGTAATCTTTATCACCAAGTTCAACATGTGTAGCCATCTTTTCAGACTCATGGTTACGCCAGCCTTCAAACAACTCAGGCAATGGACGAGGACCAGACGATACAAAGATTTGATAAGCGTCTAATGTTCTACCGTATGCTAACTCATTCATGTAACGTACATCATCTTGAATAATAAGATGCTCGAAGCATTCTGCGTTAGACTTTAGTAACACCAGCTCACGTTGTTTATAGATATCAATCTCTGCATCTGTTTTTTTAATCCAGTAATCAGGATCTTCTTGTCGCTTGCCTGCACCATGTCGTTGACAGTATGCTCTGTATTCTTCTGGAGAATTTTCTTTTACATACCCTAATGCTTTTGCTTCATCCTTTAAGGCTTTAGCAAACGGCACAATGACTGGGATATAATTATGTTCTGTTGCAATATCATATAACAAACTTGCAACTGTAGATTTACCAGCCCTACCGGGGCCGGATAGTTGAATAGCTTTCATGCTACCTCCTTAATG